GTGGGTCTTTTTCTTATAGAGATTCCATATTTCAATTACAATGATTTTTATGATTTTTCATCAGTTTCTTCTATGATTCTATTTTTAAAGATGTTAGTTGCTGATGTAGGTTTTCTTTCCTGTTTGAGGTAACCGTCCGATTTTGTCTTGCCGGGTGGACGAACCACAATGCAATGGTTTGAACCCTCTTGAGTTTCGCCTTTGGGTTTGGTGTTTGACTGAGTGCCTTTAACATCTGCTTTGAGTTTCTTGTCCTCTTCGAAGTCTGCGATGCTCTCTTCTTGTTGTTTGGTGACTTTTTGTTTAACTACCAAAGCATCCTTGTTAAGTTTGCCCTTTTGTTGTCTTCTTCTGGTTTTTCTGTTTCTAGTGTTGTTTTGTTGTCTAGTTGGGTCATATTGTCTTAACTCTACTTCCTCTTTCTGCAATTCAAACTCTATCACTTTATCATAAGTTCCTGGATTGTCTTTTAAACCTTTAACTTCGCCAGTGTCTATTATTGGTAATGGTATAACTTGATAAAATTCTGTGTTCCAAAAGTAAATTGGTTGAATTCTTGTAATTTCTCCGTTAATATACATATTTTCCAATTGTATGGTTAGTGGCTGTAAATTGTGTGTGGCTGGTATCCATATTTTATAAACATTAGGGTTGTTTTTGGGTTCCCATATCATTAATGTAGTATCTAAGCCGGGGGATTCTGCTACTGATGTTTCATATTGATATTCGACTACCCTTTTTATTGTTTTGGCTAATGCGTTTGATTGTTGAATTGTTGAGTTTCCAAAGAACCACACTATATCTGTTTCTTCCATATCATATACTGATCCATTGTAATATGCAACCATTTGATCCTCATCATCATCTTCTAATTGTAATATTGCTCCTCGTTGTATTTCTGCGTCTCCTGGTGTTAAAAATACAATTGTTTTATTTTCATAATCTTTGTCGACATTATTATATGTAGTTATTCCTGAGTTGTAGAATAAATTTGTATTACCGATTGGATTTTTCAAAAGGAATGCCCATGTTACGTAATAATATCCTGGTATAATATTTTGATTACTAGAGTTTTTACATCCTACTGCTATGGACATGAATATGAATGGATTTGATTCTTGATCGAATTGGCCTGCTGTCTTGTATAAGTTGTATTGTAAATTAGATTTTAATCTAACAGTGGATGTAAATGATTTATAACATTGACTCAATTGTCCCCCATTTGATGTTCTTAAACTTTGTTGTAAGTTGTCATTTGATGGTGCTTGATTCCAAAGAGTTCCTGCTATAACATTTCCTTGTTGAGTAACTGCACATTGCGGTATGTATGAGAATTTCATTGATAATGGTCTGTAATTTTGGTATCCTTGAGCAAGTGCAGATATACGTGTTCCTAACCAATAACATGGGTTTGCGGGTATAACTGTTATAATATCGGTTTGACTTTGTTGTGCTATGTTATCTGGTATTGCGTATACTAAGTCTCTTCCTGTAACTTTTACTGTTGTTCCATCTTGATAGAGTATTCTGAAATCCTTATTTAAATTTTTTGTGTTTGCTGCTGGTATGAATTTTTTGTTTGGTGCTTTGATAGTTTTGTTTACTTTCTTGTTTATTTTATTGATGGTCTTAGCGAGCTTTTTTGTTTTAGTTTTGATTGTATTAATTCTTTTGTTTGTTTTATTAGCTTGTTTTGTTGACATGTAAGTTGATTGAGCCCCATGCGAGATTTATAATATTGTACTTCCATTACTTTTTCAGTTTGTTCATTGATGTATGATAACTGCTGTGGTGTTAAATTTTGTGTGTAATTCTCTTGTAATAACTTCATAGTGTCCCAGTAATTTCCTATTATTTTGTATGATTCTTGTCGTGGTTGTGTGTTGTATAACGAACGTAGTGTGTCATCTCCGAAATCTAATACTGTAAACGTTTTTATTTGCATTCTCATTTGTCTTACTAATTCTGCATTTACTACTGCTGCGTGTTTAAATTCCTCTTCATTTCCTACTTTTACCTGACTAGCCGCATAAATGTATCCCTCTGCTAATGTTTCAAATATTTTTATTCCTGAGTAAACTGAAAGTGTTGCTATTGCCTGTTGTAATAAATAATCCCTTCTTGCTGTTCCTCTTAATGTTTTTATTTTTCTTGAATACATTGTCAAGTTGTCAAATTTCTTTATGTCCCTAGTTAGCATTATTCTATTTGATTTGATATCAGTGTACCATGCTTGTAATGAGCAAAAACTTATTGTATTAGGAGGCCCTATATTCAACATTTTTAAAACTTGTCCTAATCCATATTGTGTTACTGTTGTTGGAGCTGCTTTTAAGAAGTATTTGTAATAAATTTCATTTATCTTTTTATCACTTATATAATTTTTGTACATTACTGTAAAATCGTCTCCTTTAGATATTAGTTGAAAATCTATTCCGTATTTTAGTCCTTCCTTTTCATTCACATATAAATTGTATAATGACATTCTCATTGTATTGCATAGTGTTGTGTCACAGTCTCCTGAAAATACTGAACCTAATATTTTATATTTGAACATGCACCTTTTCTTCCTATTTTGTATATAATTTACTGACATTTTCTTGTAATACTGTTGTGATATATTCAAAAATTGTTGTTTGTCTACATGATATACTTTATCAGCTATTCTTCTATATAAGTATCTGTCTATTTCTTTTAGTGTAACATCTTGAGTATTATCAAATGCTGATCCGTCTCCTTCGACTATCTTAGTAAATCCTTGTTCTATATAATCATTTAATTTTACTGCCATTTGATCATTGTTCTTTCCTCCACAATATCCTGGAAAATAATCCTGCATAACTTCCTCTAATTTCCATGTAACAGGGCCCATTGTAACTTTAGTTTTTATTGGGATTGAGCATACCATTCTTGGTTTTCCGTCTTCTGGTTGTAATTCCACTTTGCATATTCCTGAGTATTCATCTGTATCTAGTTCTTTTAACTGTTTTTGAGTAAATAATTCTGGATTTGTTAATGATAAATAATACTTGTCAATATCTTTTTGTTTAGGTGCTGTATTGTGATTATACCATTGTTGATAATCATATCCAAATTGATTTAACTGTTCTCCTACATATTTTTCTAATATTTTCTTTGAATATTCAATGAAATCATCTGCTATCTTATTGTCGGGTTTTGGTGCTATTTTCATTTGACGTTTAGCGGCTGCAAATATTGTATGTGGACACACATTGTACATCATTACATTGTCATCTGTTTCATTTTTTCCTAATATTCTTTCATACCCTATTTTGTGTGGACATTCGCCGAATTCTTGTAGATCTTTTACTTTTACATAATCTAGCCAGTGTCTATTTTCTTCTCGCATTTTATCCCCATATTTTGCTATTGTTCTTGCCTTTAATTTTTTAAATGTATCTGATTCATAATATATTTCTAGGCATTTTGCACGTTGACCATATAAATATTCATATTCGGGATGGGGATGTGTATAATTTTCGGGATAGAGGGGTGCGGATGCGTGTTTTTCTATATTTTCTCCTTGGCATATTGGATAAAAATTTATTGTGTCGTCTTCCCCCCTACCGTCTCGCATGGGGCTTATTGAAAATCCTGTAAGGGCTTAAATATATTTTCATCTGTTTTATCGCCAGCCCATTCTCTTATTTTTATTTGTATATAATTAATAAGTTTACCGTTGAATACTGATTCCCAGAATGAATTTGGTATGATGTCTACAGTGTCCTTTTTGACTGCATTCATGAATTGAGTTATTCCTGCTTCTTTTAATAATTTTATTTGTGTTTCTATTGAGGTCATATCAAATATACATTTTGTGATTAAACTAACTATAACATCAATTGGTAAAGTTGTTTCTTCTCTATGAACGAATCCTATTAAAGCTCTAATGAATTGTGCATCTATTTTTTCTGCATTTATTATTCTTTGATTTACTTTATTCACTAATGTATTTTTAACTGATGTAATTTCTATGTTATCTCTTATTTGTTGTAATGATTGTTTGAATATTATTCTAGTGTCTATGAATCCTCCATCTCTTCTCTTGACTATATAATAATTTATATTATTATTACCTGGCATTATCATTGTGTTTGTTTTGTATTGGGGCTCTAATTTAATGTATTTTTTGTTCTTTTTATCTGATTTTGCTATATCTACTATATATGAAGCGTATTGTGAGTTTGTAATTACTGGTTCTGTCACTTTCATTATTCTGAACAAATCTGACACTACATCTGCGTGTGTTTGTTGAGCATATGAATTTACTTTATCTAATGTTTTTTGGTATGTATCTGTTTCTGCTAACTCATCGGAAAATTGGTCAATATTTAGATAATCTGTTAACTTTGGATTTGATATTTTAACTATTTTGAATGAGGTATAATATGTTGCTCCTGTGTCTACTCTGTGTGTTGCTATTATTTTTAATAAATAATTTCTGTATGTAGTTGATTTTATTGGTAATGATCGTTGTTCTCTTAATTCTAAAAATCTTAAAGGGTGATTATATGTATGATCATTTCCGTCCATTTCCATAAACATTTGAACGTCTTTTTGTGAATAATATTTCATGTCATGTCTGAATTGTTTTGGTATTATCCTCATTTTTCCTTCTACAAATTGTTTTCCATCAACTGGGTATACTATTAAGTGTTCTTGAGTGTCAAGATATTTTGGTATGTGTAATGCCCCTATAATTACTGTTCCGTCATTTAAATTCTCAGTGGCTGTATATAAATCATCATTATTTATGTAGTATATTACATCAGTCATTATAGTAAGTGTATCTTCTGCATGATTATTATATCTTGGTATAAATGTTCCTATGTTATTAAAAAATTGTTGGTAGGTGTAGGTAGATGTTCTAATTTTGTTTTCATTGACCTTATCTAATAATTCTGCATCATCATTAACAGTTGCTGCTAATCTGTCTATTTCTGCGTTTTGTTCCATTTGAATGTCCAACACGTTACGATTTCTGTCTGCATCAGCGTCATCTACATTTGGTATTAAAATAGTATCTACTATGTTAGTGTTTATCAATCTAGTGGAATTTATATCCAAAATGGGTCGTGTTGGTACTTCTCCGATGTATTCAATTTCTTCTTCAATGGGATCTTGATCTACCATATTTCCGTATCCATCATCTACCTTTGGTTGTGGTATTTCTACTGTTTGCCTGTAGACAATCTTTTTAAAATTCAATTGTTCATTTAATTGGTAATTTTCTGAGATTGACCTAATGTGATGCGAGAAAATGTGTTTGTTGTGATATGATTTTTGCACTATTTTTTCTACTTTGGTTCCCTTGGAGGCTTCTAATTGATTCATTTGATTAACTTCTGGGATGCTTGTAAATTTCAAGTGAGGGTATGCTTGGGTTAATGTAGCCTTGATTTCATCTGATTCTACCATTACTGGGGTGTGTAATTTATTTGTGTATTTTTTGATTAATTGTTGCTTAGCAGTTACATACTTGCGTATCTCCGTTTGCCGATATTTCTCGTTTTTATCAACGACATGCTTGTTATTATCATTGTAATTGAAATTGTTATTAAATTTATTAAATTTATTAAAATTATTAAAAT